TGCCGTTCCGTTAGATGTTTTATTGGTAGTATATTCTGTTCCATCATCAACTGGAGTTCCTGAACCAAAAACACCATCAGCACCCCATTCACCATTAACAGTAGTAGAAAGTTTGAAATCTCTACCAGTCATAGAGGAATCGGAAAGATCAAAACGATATGTTCTATCAGTTAAAGTTTGTAATCCTGTGAGGAAAAGATCGTATACACCACCAGAAGTTGTAGTTGAGAATACCAATCTTTGTGCGGCAGTCGCAACACCACCAGCAGCGGCAGTACCAGATGCAGTAGCACCTGAGTTTGCAATACTATCACCAGCAGCAAAATCAGCACCAGTACCATTAATTGTGGAGGGACCAACATAAATGATTGGATCAGCTGATGTGCCACTTACACCAAATACAACTGCTGTTGTATGGTTACCACCAGCAACATCGCCAGCTTGAATAGTATCACCTACGGTAAATGTTCCAGTTCCAGTTTCAAGTGTAATTGCACGAACCAGAACATCCTTTACAAATATAGTTGAAAGCTCAGGAATAACAAACGATTCAAATTTAAAAGACTTTTCCCCATCTTCAGTAGTATAGGTTGCACCTTCAGTAAAACCTGAAGTAGAGGTCATCGTAGTACCCATTGTGAGTTGGTAACTTGAGAATAAGTCACCACTATGAAGTAAATAATTAGATGCACCGACCGTAAGAACCTGATCCCAGTTCTTAATAGCTACTGAATATGCAGATCCCGTACCATCATTAGCAACTGTTAATACCGCACTCGCAGATTTATCAATAGGTGCGCTATACAGCAATGTGTTAGTATTTGCCGCTGGTTTTGATTGTCCAAGTAATCCTGTTTTTGACATGGCTAGTTATTAAAATCCTGCGTAGAAAAATTGTTGTTGTCTGGTTCTACCAGTTAAGTTTGCGGCACCAATACCAGCACCAAAGTTTACATCATCAAGTGAAACGTTTTCTGTAGAAAGAAGTGTTGCATCTGCATCAGGGAAACGAATCGTTCTGGTATCAGTTAAGTTATCAGTACGGAATGCCAGTACACCGGCAGCTGCATCATTTTCTTTAAGCAGAGGTTGAAACAGAGTTTTGTTTGTTAAATTCTGTGTTGCTAACTCCGTAACAAGTGTATTGTTTGTTGTTACATTTGTATTTAGAGCAGTTGTAGGGGGGAACTCCATCACCTGATTAGTTAAGGTGTTAGAATTTGCTACATCAAACGTAATTCTCTTCGTAACATCATCCGGGTCAGCAAGTGAAAGAGACTTAATACTTTTGTTACTAAGAGTTTGTGTAGAATCTTCACCAACCAAAGTCAAACTTTGATCTGGTACAGTTATAATTCTATTTGCGGTTAATACATCAGTATTAAACTGTGCCCAAAAGGCAGTATCCTCAGCAATAGAAGTTAACTTTAAATTGACTAATGTTTTAGAGAGTAAAATCTGCTCAGTTTTTGTGTCAATTAAAGTTGATACTGTTGCTGTAGGTTCACCAGCAGTTGTTACTGGTCCTGCATCAGGTAAGAAATATGATCTACGAAGACCGGAGGATAAAGGCCAATTAATCTGAAAGATTGCCTCTTCATCACCATCTACAAGAACAAAATTATCTTCATCAATGAGAAGAGTTTTATTTCTCAGAGTTTGCTCTGTGTCATCACCAACAAGAATCGTACCATTACCAACAGTAATAGGCGGTAATGTCATGATTCTGGTATTTGTACCAGTACCTACGTTACTGACTTCAAATCTAGCACGAGGACCCTGAGAATCTTCAAGAATAAAGTTCCCATCACCCATAACAAAAGATCCTGTTACTTTAACAGAACCCGTACCCTTAGGAGAAAGAACGATGTCCGCATTGTCTGCGGTAGCATCAACAGCAGTCATATACAGTGAAACAAATTCGCTGCTATTTTGAATTCTGCTGTAATAAACACCACCGTCACCAAAAGATAATCCAATTTGATCGTAAGCATCTTGATATAAACCAGTGTCACGGTCCAAATCGAAACATAGTCCAGGAGCAGATTTTACACCCTGAGCAACACCTTTAAATAATTGGTTGATCTTTGCTTTCCTGTTAGGAATCAAAGGGTCAGATACAACTACAGGCAAAATTGCCTCACCCGATAGGTTACTATCGGCAATTGTATCTAATTGAGAAATCTTTCTTGTTCCCACGAATAATTACACAGTTTGCTACAGGTCTATTTATACGGATACAACTCATTGTATCTGAGGAATCTTCTCTTATTAGGTTCAACTTCTAGAGAATGACAACAATCAAGATAAGATTCCCATTCTTCAGTAAGATCAGAAGGGATCTCTATTTCCAAGCATAAGTTCTCGGAGTTGTTTTGCTTTTTCATAATTATGTTTATGATACTCTATTACATCGTCAACACAAGAGAGCATTTCTTCATATGTTCTCCGTGCATCTACCTTTGAATCTTGAAGATAATCGTCGATAGCATCTTGCATACGACATTTGCGTTGCTCTTCATAGGTAGTGTTCGGTCCAAAAAATGGGTGTTCTTCAACCATAGATCATAAAATAAAGAGTAAGGGGGCGCTGCTTCTAAATGCAGATCTATTGTACTCCCCCACTTATGTATAACTCCCGAGGCAGGATTTGAACCTGCGACCGAGTGATTAACAGTCACCAGCTCTGCCACTGAGCTACTCGGGAATGACATTACACTTATCCGAATGCTTGCTATGGGGCATTTTCTAAACCCTAACATTCTGACAGTTTGTAATGGAGCAAGAGAGTAACCAACTCTCAATCACAGTATGGTTAGTACCGTCGCGGGCGAGCTCATTCCCCGTCTAAGAGCCAAATAACGGACTTGAACCGTTGACCTACTGTTTACAAAACAGTTGCTCTATCCAGCTGAGCTAATTTGGCGTTCTTCTTTCTTTAGTTTGAAATAGATCTTGTAGTATCTATTACACATTTCTCTGAGTACATCTCTGTCTTCATCGAATCCAAGTCTCTTGGTATGTGTGTAAGAACCTTCTAACTCTGAGATGAGTAGAAGTATATCTACGGGTTTCATTGACGTAAGGGCCAAGGACCAAAATAGTCTTCTTTGTCTAGTTCAAGATACTGATACAGTGCAATGTGCAGATGCCAATAACGAAGATACCAGTCAGCAATCAAACCATACATCGGTAATTCATGATAATCATTTTCATTTTGATGAAGCATTCGGACTAACTTTTCTTTATCCATAAAATAATTACAGAACATAGGAGTGGGGGGACTTGAACCCCCACGACCTTAACGGTCAACAGATTTTAAGTCTGGTGCGTCTACCGATTCCGCCACACTCCCGTCATTACAAGGTTCTCTCTAATCTCTCCATTGGTTGATCTGGAAAATCTCTTGGTCTACTATCACCAGCATTATCAGTTCTAGGTGAACCCTCGTTCGCTTTCATAGTATGCTGATAGTTGATCCTCTTATATCTGATGCAGAATGGATCTGGCATCCAATAGGTCACTTGCCAGTCAATCAAAGGATTTAATTCCAGATGCTTCTCAACAGAATGATCGAAGATTCCAATTTGAATATACCCATCATGAGTAACGCACGATTTATCACTAATAGGTACGACAAAGAGTTGTTTCACTCGTTTTCACCCGTCCAAGTGGGAGGATGAAAAGCACAATACTCATTGAAAATGATTTTCATCTCCTTATGAGTTAGGTTAGCATTATTTGCTGCTTTTGGCAAGTTCCATTTTGCTGACCAAAGATTTTCCATTGATTCGCGGGTTTCAGGTCTCATCAGGCAATCCTTTATTTTCTAAGAAACTTTTACGAAATTCTTCTACCTCACTCTGAATCTCTTCAGGAACAGGAGGAATTTCGTTAACAGGAACCATCATAACAGACTTACCATCCTTTCGAGTAATCTTCCAACATACACGTTGTGTATCAGTCAAATCAACCAAGAATTCTAGATACTGTTCTGCTTGTTCTTCAGTAACTCCAATAGGTCCAATCATTTTACAGCACACTGATAGGTGATCATGTCGCGATCTAACACTCTATGTAGTACAGATACTGTTTCCGCAAATCCCTCTGCACCTTCAGCATCCCACTTCCAATTTACGGTCTTTTCATAACCTTCAATATCAAGCAGATTGATGCTGCGCTTTGAGAAGTTGACAAATACCTGACAGAGTTCGTCAGTATGCATGGGGGGTTCCCTTGAGTACCCTCATATTATAGCAGAGTCTTAGAACTGTGTCAACTGCGTATCCTGCCTTAGAATCCTGTATTTGTCCGGATGGGCAATTGGATCTCTATAGGCAGAACTATCATTGGTCAATGACACTCGATAATCTCCCGCTCTTGTAGGATCCATTAACAATTCAACACCACCCCTAACAACCGTTCTCAATCCCGTCACACTCTTAGGTGATTCATAATTCTCAAGATTAATTAACTGCAATAAATGAGGAGTAGACATGATGATAGAACTTTCGGCAGACATATTAAGCTCCAGACCACTTCTATTCTGCTGATTACAAGAGTTCTCATACATACTACCTGTAACTTTTGTCATCACAGATGAAATTACAGACTCGGAAGATTGCAATTCAAACTTAGCACCAACAACATTCATGTTAACGTCAGATCCAAATCTAAGTTGATGTTGTTGAATACCTTCCTTTCCATATCCCTCAGCACCAAGAAAAAATCCTCCACCAACTTCAATATGCATGTTACCACTGACTTTCAGATAGTAATCACCTTCAACAGTTCTAACATAATCTTTATTGACTAACTTACAATCATCACCATGAACTTCCTGTGTAAGAACACCAGCATATGTAATATGATCTGCAATCAAATTACCCGTATCACCCAATTCTCCAGTTGTAGTTTTTACATATTCAGCAACGTAAGCATCTACAACTTCCTGACTAGCATCTGGATTAGCTTTACGATAATTATCTCTCGCAACTTTTTCAGCATACTGAGCATTATTGAATGAAATCGATGAATGTGTTGTTCCATTGGCATGTTTATGCACCTGACCTTGACGACCAGGTGTACCAAGATACAAATCATATGCTCCGTTTGGATAATTCTTAGCCGTTGTTAGATATGGATCTGCATCATTAAACATGAGAGAGAATAATCTATTACCGTCCTCACCTCTAACTTTAGAGAGTTTTTCTATTTGATCTGGTGTACCATGCGTAACACCATATAAAGGAAACCATCCATGTCTATGTGCAAGATGCATAGATGGGTTTCTTTCACAAGACGCACTAGTAAATGTTGCTAGAACTTTCATAAGTCCTGTCAAATTTGTTTTATGCATCTCTGTGAGATTAGTGCTCAATGCAAATACCGTACTCTTAGTTTCCCAATGTTCAATCACGCTTAGAGTATCAGTATCCCGCACACCTTCTTTGATCTGTTTTGTTACATCACCGATTTCAGTTGTAATGCTTTTTGCCGTAGTAGTGATACTCTCGATCACTTTATCTACAGTCTTAACAACTAATTCTTGCCTATCAAGTGTTGATGCTAGATATTTGTCAACAGCATCATTAACCGGTTTAAGAGAATCATTTACATAAATCTCCAAGTTTTGATCCATAGAACAGGATGTAGTTAAAACTTTACTAATGGCACTCTGAAGTCTTTTCTGCACATTAGTAGGCACTCCATTAGAATATGTAAGGGTCTTCTTCTTTTCTAGATCAGTAGCAAGATTAACTAAAGATTCCCTCATTGCTGAGATAATCTGAGCATATACTGCACCAATATAATTACCAATACTTCTAGTAAGATCTCCTTCAGTAACTTTCTTACCAGTTACCATATCCAAATAGTACCCATTACTCTTTATTAGAGTGGAAAGATTATTTGCTAAATCTTCAATTAAATAGGATAACTTATATTCAAGACTTAACCATGGACCACCAACCCCATTCGCTACAGGAATAGGATTCTCAGGATCAATTGGTTTAATTGGATTAGAAGAACTACCAGATATCTTTGCATTACCTATATTTTTAGGAGAACCTTCTGATCCATTGTTTGTTGACTTCTGACCAGGATATGCAACAACATTGGTAGAACCTTGCCTTAAAGGTGCTTCAGGTTTTACCACATTAATATCTGCAGGATGTTTTGCAGATTTGTTTACGCCATTACCAGATGGAATAGTTTGATTAGAGAATGAAAAAAGTCTACTCTGTAATGTTCGATCAGACTTTTCAACTCTCATAACACCAATCACAATTGGCATTTGAGCATACTCACCATCCATGAAAAATCCCATAACAACCGCACCGGGTTGCAATTGTCCGGAGGATTCTCCTTGACCATCATTACCTGCCTGAGAAGTATGCTGCAACACAGTTGCCCATGGTAGATAATCTGTAGGTAGATCACCTACAGTACCACCTCTAAAGTTAGTATAATATCCTAAAATTCTGACTTTAACCCTACCAATCTCCATAGGATCTTCGTTATCTTCTACTTCACCGACCCACCAAAAGAATCCGTCTTTACCAATAAAATTGGTTGTAGATTCAGAGGTTATACCGTCTACATTGAATGCCATTACGTCTAGGGTCTTTTAAGTATTTATTAACTCATTATAATATCAATAGTGATATTGATAGCTACAGTAATTCTAAGTTTGTCACTCTTACCCTGTGGCATGACCTCATGTTTCAACTGTGCAGGAAAAAATACCATATCATCTTCTTTAGTTGGAATTTTGTACCATTCTTCTACCCAAGAATTATTAATTGTTTTTTTCAAACATCTATCAAGATTTGGTCTAGAATGTTTAGTAAACTCTCCCCAAATAAAAGGATTAGAAAAAACTGTAGGAGAATGATTTTCCTCATCAAACTGCATATAATGTACTGCAGAGAAGTCACAAAAACTATGAAAATGACTTCTCATAGTAGACTTTGTGTCTCCATATGCAGCATAATTGACAAACTCCCATGTATATTTGGTTCCTTCATCAAGATCCATAGTTCCCAAGAATTTTTCAACTATGGTCTGATAGACAGGAGCTAATTTAGTGTAATCCGGATCATTAAATTTTGGATTGCCATAATCAACATAACATTGATGTAAAGGTCCCATATCTGGTTTTACATTTCTATTAGGATCTAATGCATAGTTACCAGTAATACGAGAAATGATTTGCTCCTTATCATATAAGGTAGGATCAACTCTAAAAGTTTTAACGGGTAAATTAAAAATCATTATTTGATATAATTATTTTCCAACAACCATTTACGAGTGAGAGGAGTCGGTTTATAGACTTCCCACATGTTACCCTTTGCACAAGCAGTAAGGGCATCCATAGTCATGTTCTCTGTTCTACCTGCCCACTGTGCTTCTGCTTCCCAAGGAACAGCATTCTTAGGATATGTACGCTCTGCCATTACTCTCCAGATCATAGGAACTTCATCCTCTGGTCTAATAATAGCGATCAAACTATTATCAATAGTTCCTGCCATACAATCCTGTGCAGCGTGCCATCCTTCATGACGCATCAACATCATCAGTGTACCAGGATCACCCATATAATTCCTGTTGAGATACACATTGTTGGACACAGTGTGGTATACACCACGATGCATTGTAGGGAAGTATCGTTGATCAGCAAGGAATACTTTGATACCAATCTGATTCATCGCCATCAGCATGGTATTAAATTCATGTGCTACTGATGTGAACTCTTCAGTATTATCATACTGTGAGGAGATATCAAGAAGGGAGTGAACTTCTTCTACATCTTTCTTACATTCACGCACTAACATACAACCCATAGCATCCATGCTGTTGTATCCTTTAGTGATCTTATCTTCACCAGCAATAACTGGAATAGACATTCCATGTAGAGCACCAAGAATAAGGCCAGAAATGATAACGTTTTTCATAAAAATTTCCATTGTTTGGGATTAACAACCATGTTTTCCATGGGTTTTTTTGCGACTAACATTAAGTCATAAGATACAGAATATCTAGTAGTTTCATCATCGTAAGGTTCTACCATATG